CCTTGGCCTGTTCCAGGTCAATCTCGCGGCAGCTCATGGTCTGCCGTTCGAAGTCTGTCAGCTCCGGTTGCCGACCATAGTTTTTGGTGGAGCAGCCTGCTACCGATAGGCCCGCAACCATCACTGCACCAAACAGTACTTTGAATTCCATTCCTCCCCCTAATCATCCTGGTTTCACACAAGGGGCGCCCCAGACGCACCACTCTTCTCTTGGCGCTCGCTCATTAACGTCGTTTTTTGCGCAATGCGGCCTGTATCTGATCAATCATTTCCTGTGCATTCTCCATGTGAAGGTGCTCTACGCGTCGAACTCTATCCATCCATAGCCCCAAGCCACCTAATAGAAAGCCTATAACTAGGACAGGTATCCATATCGCCTCAACGTTCATAGACAGGTATCCATATCCTTTGGACCAGAGATAGACCAGGAAACCAACCAAGCCGAAGAGCACGAGCAGCATCAGGACTGCCGGAGTATTCAACCAGCAGCCTATGAGGCCGCTCCTCCACTCTTTTCGGTAATGACGTAAGCACTCTCTCAACTCTCCGGCGTTGTAGTCGTCAAATGTCCGCTCCCTAGCCGGATTCGCTGAAACAGCTTGGATATTTATCTGAGTACCACCTAGCGAAATATTGCCAGCTTGGTCACCACCGACCGTCACTGATATGGAGTGAGGTTGCCCGTCCTTAGGTAGAGAGTTGATCTCTTTAGCGAGGATTGCACCGAGCGTTCGAATCTCTTCGCTCCCCAAATTCAGGTTGTTCTCGATGAAATCCCGACCTGCGACTTTGTTGTTGCTACCCGTCACCTCGATATTCACGCACCTTACTCCTTGCGTTCGTGGTAGACCTGGCCTGCTGTCCTATTGCCGTTTCCGGTAACGGTGATGCTGCCAGAACTACTGGCTTTTCTCCTACTTCCGCCAGTTAACAGAGAAGCCAAAAGCTCCTTTCGCTTGGCGGCGCTCATTGCGCGATAGACCTCCAGCAAGAGCTGCTCATCTGGAGGTAGCTCCGGGCCAGTAGGTCTACCACTCCTCTTTCCTGAAACGACGAATTCAACATTCAGGCCTTCGTTAGCCCACGCAGCAAGAGCGAGAGCATCAGGAGCCGTTCGTCCTTGCTCCCAACCAATCTGGGTCCGTTTAGAGGCTCCAACGATCTCTGCAAATTCCGGCTGTGTGTATCCCAGCCGTTCACGTTCCGCTCTCAATCGCTCTCCAAGTGAGCTTTCTGTCACCTAAATCACCTTGACAGGTGCAATATTTGGCACCATTATTCACCACACAAACCCGCAACATCTTTGCATTACAGGAGCCACTGCCATGGCCGCTGCAACCAAAGCCCTCACGGCCGACCAGGTGAAGCAACGCTTCCGCCAGGCCGGCAAAACCTTCACCGAGTGGGCAAAGGAAAACGGTTACGCCCGTAACGACGTCTACCGCGTTCTCAATGGCCAACTCAAAGCCAACTACGGCCAAGCCCACGAAATAGCTGTGAAGCTCGGCCTGAAGCCTTCTGTAGCTGCTGCGTGAGGAACACCGCCATGCCCCGCACCCAGCCACCTGTCGAGCACATCGACCTGATCCCGACCCCGATGGACACCTGGCGCGCCGCGCTCGATGCACTGATCGCGTGCGCCCCTGGCGACACCTCGGACATCTCCTGGCACCTGGCCGACGCGCACCAGAGCAGCCTCCTGCTGGTGGACCGAACCGTTGCATCACCAGGCGCCGAACGCCTCATCGACCGGCTGATGCTCATCAGCGCTGGACGGCTGTTCAAACACAGCCTGAGTCGCGACGAAGCCTTCGAGGTCAGCTCGCGGTTACTTGCGTCCGCTCGGCAACATGCCGCAGCACCCCTGCCAGATCGCGGTGGGGCATTTGCCACATATCGCCCGGCTGAGCATCCGCCAGCGTCTCCAGGTCGTCGGCAAGGCCGTCCAGATCCAGCCCGTGATCAATCGACAGGCGACGCGCAAGAGCCACAAACGCCGAACGCATCGACGCATCAAGAACCAGGTGATCGGGGGTAGTCATGTCAGTCTCTCCGATGAATGTGAATGTACCTCATCAGGCTGACGCTGTGGCAACAGCTTTGCCAATGGTGAAAACAGCTATTTGTTTGGACGCCGACTACTGGGGCTTCTGGAGCGCAGTCCAATGAAGCGCCGGAACTGGAAGACCTGGGTGCCGCGCTCGCCCTGTGCATCCATTGAGGGCTGCGTGGAGCACGGTACGCAGAGGTACAACCGCGGGGTCGAGCGCCTGGCCATCGACCACCTGGGGCAGACCAACCAATCCAGTCTCTACAAGTGGATGGCCAACGGCCGATTGCCGCTGTGCCTGGTGGTGCCTCTGGAGAAAGCCACTGGCATTCCGCTGATCACACGCTACCTGGCGGCCGCCCACGGAAAGCTCCTCATCGACATCCCGACTGGTCGCACGACGTCGCCCAAGGATGTGCAGCAGTTGCAGACCGTCCTGCATGACGCCGTTGGGGCGCTCCTGGCTTTCCATGCCGGCAGCCAAGACCGAGACAAGACCTTGGACGCGCTGCGGGCGGGCCTGGAGTCCCTGGCCTGGCACCACGGAAACGTCACCCAACACGAACACCCCCAGCTCGAACTTGGAGATTCCGATGACTGAGAAACGCGTCAACGAAACCGCGCTGCGCGTTCTGCGCGTTCTGATCGCGCTGAAAGGGCACACCTTGACGGGCCTTTCGAATGGCGAAGTCGCCAAGGCCCTAGGCGAGAGCCCGGCCAACATCACCCGCTACATGCAGACCCTCATCGAGGCCGGCCTGGCCGAGCGTAGAGAAGACGGCCGATTCGCTCACAGCGTCAGCATGCTGCAGATAGCCCAGGCCCATGCGGATCACGTCAGCCGCATGCAGAACCGCATCAACGAAATCAACCGCCGGGTCGCTGCCGGCTCCATGATCTGAGGGGATACCCATGGGACGTACTGCCACCAAACCGAAACCCGCAGTAGAGCTGCCGGAACTGGATAGCGCCGCTATCAACCAGAACATCGCCACCATGACGGAGCACAGTGCCGAGGTCATGGCGCAGTTCGGCGACGGCCTCCCTTACGACCGCATCCGCGTGGTCAATGAGGCGCGCTTCTACATGGCCCAGTCGGCAGAAGCCATGCTGGAAGCCGGAAAGCGCCTGATCGTGCTGAAGGAGCATGAGCCCCACGGGGAATTCGAACAACTGCTCCGGGAACAACTTGGTATTCCAGAGCGAACTGCGCAACGCATGATGCAGGCTTCCCTTCGGTTCCTTTCTCCCAAGCTTCAGGCAAAAGCGCAAACGTTGCGCTTTTGGGAAAGAGCAAGCTCTTTGAACTCTTGGCAGAGGATGACGAGAGCCTGGCCGAACTTGCTGATGGCGGAACGGTTGCAGGCCTCGACCTGGACGACATCGAGCGCATGAGCTGCCGCGAGCTGCGCAAGGCTCTGCGCGACCTCCGCGAGGACAAGGAAGCGCAGGGGCGCCTGCTGGCCAACACTACCGAGAACCTGCAGAACACCAAGCTCGAACTGGAGAAGACGCGCCGCCAGGTGGAAACCATGACGGCCGACCAGCGCGCGGCAGAGCTGCGTCAGGAAGTCACCTCCATGGCCTATGAGGTCGAGGTCGGGATCATGGGGCAACTGCGTGAAGGCTTCGCCAAGTTGGCCGAGCAGGCCGAGGAGCAAGGTGCCGACCATCGCGCCTTCCAGGCTGCACTGATCGTTCACCTGGAATCACTCCTGGAGGAGGTACGCAACGAGTTCGACCTGCCTGCAGAGCTTGGTCGCGACCAGGCACCCGACTGGGTGGGGGCCGACATGGCCGCCCTGGATGCCCAGTTCGCGGACGGAGTGGAAGCCTGATCATGGCCGTGTCTGCCGTCATCACCCAGCGCCTGGTTGACCTCGACCGGCAGCTACAGAGCGCCGGTCAGGGGCAGCGCACGGCGCTATGCAAAGCAGCCGCGGCAGAGCTGGGTCTGTCGCTGGCATCGCTGTACCGCAAGCTGAAGGATGTACAGGTGCGCGAGCGCGCACCGCGTAAGCGGCGCAAGGACTCGGGGCAGAGCCGCCTGGGGCGTGACGAGGCCCTGGTGATCAGCACGGCGCTGATCCACTCGGCCCGACATAACGCGAAGCGCCTGTATTCCGTTGCTGATGCGGTCGAGGATCTTCGCGCCAGCGGCTTGATCCGTGCGGAGTCTGTCGACCGACGCACCGGAGAGATCCGCCCGATGTCGATCAGCGCGATCAGCCGCGCGCTGCACAGCTACCGCCTGCATCCGTCCCAGCTATTGGCGCCGGAGCCGGTCACCGAACTGCGCAGCCTGCATCCGAACCACGTCTGGCAGATCGATGCGTCCCTCTGCGTCCTCTACTACCTGAAGCCTGGGACCAACAAGAAGGCTAGCGGCCTGCAGGTGATGGATCGCAAGGAGTTCTACAAGAATAAGCCAGCGAACCTGGATCGCGTGGCCGCTGACCGTGTGTGGTCCTACGAGATCACCGATCACTACACCGGCTGGATCTACGTTCGCTATGTGATGGGCGCCGAGAGTGGCGAGAACTTCTGTACGGTGCTGATCGAGGCCATGCAAGAGCGTGGTGGAGCCGACATGCTCCACGGCGTGCCGCGCATCCTGATGATGGACCCTGGTTCGGCCAACATCTCGGCGATGTCGAAGAACCTCTGCTGCTCCCTGGGCATCGAGGTCATCGTGCACGCGCCAGGCGCGGCGCGGGTTACAGGCTCGGTCGAGAACGCCCGGAACATCATCGAGCGCAAGTTCGAGTCGAAGCTGAAGTTCGAACCGGTCAACGACCTGGACGAACTCAACGCCCAAGCGAAGAAGTGGCGCGCCCACTTCAATGCGACGGCCGTCCACAGCCGGCATAGGCGCACCAGGTCAGAACTCTGGATGACCATCCGGGCTGACCAACTGATCAAAGCGCCCACGGTCGAGCTGTGTCGGGAGCTTGCAGTGAGGGCACCAGAGTCTCGGAAGGTCACGGCCAAACTTCGCGTCTCGTTCGGAGGGTGCGAGTACGACATTTCGGTTGTCCCGGACGTGAACGTCAACGACCGCGTGCTTATCACCCGCAACCCCTGGCGCGAAGATGCAGTGCAACTGGTAACGGTCAACGAGCAGGGCCGTCAGGTCTTCTATGTCCTTCCCAAGGTCGAGAAGGATGAGGGCGGCTACGCGACCACTTCACCGGTGATCGGGCAGACGTTCAGCCGTCAGGCTGAGACTCCGGCGCAGAAGGCCCGCAAAGCCGTTGACCAACTGGCCTATGGCGTCGAAAGCGAAATGGAAGTGCAGGCTGCGCGCAAGGCCAAGTCCGTTCCGTTCGGCGGTGCCTTGAAGCCCTTCCAACATATCGACGACACCCAACTGCCCACCTTCATGCCGCGACGCGGCACGGAGCACGGCTTGGTAGCCCCCATCGTAGAGGTTCCGCTCCTTCCGCATGTCGAGGCGGCCAAACGCATACGCGCGCAGTTGGGTGACGCCTGGACCACGGACTCGATGGCCTGGCTCAAGAAGACCCACCCCGAAGGCGTGCCGGAAGACCAGCTCGACACCATCGCCAACCAGTTGCGCAAGCCGGCCCGGCCTGGCCTGCGCGTTGTAGGAGGCAACTGATGCTGAAACTCAAGGAAGTGCTTGCCGGGGTCAGCAAGACCCAGGCCGACCTGGCCCGAGCGGTCGACCTGAGCCCGGCGGCGATCGCTCAACTGATCAATCACGGCCTTTGGCCGAAGTCCCTCGACAAATCTCGCCTGTTTGGCGCGGTCGCGGACTTTCTATACGAGCACGGCGCGAACGATGACGACATCGCGCTGCTGGAAGAAGAGATGGAGCCCCGGCGCGCCAACGCCGGGACTCCTGCAACCCCCGAAAACAGTCAAGAAAACGAGGAGTGCGAGCCCATGCTAATGCGCAAACAGGTGTTGCTACCAGCGACGAAGAAGGCTTTCGACATCCGTCGCGACCCCTTCGACGAGCTGCAGAGCGCTGATGACATGTACGTCAGCCCCGATATTCGCTACGTCCGCGAGTGCATGTATCAGGTCGCCAAGCACGACGGCTTCCTAGCAGTCATCGGCGAGTCTGGTGCTGGCAAGTCCACGCTGCGTCGAGATCTGGTGCAACGCCTCGACAGCGAGAGTGCACCGGTGATCGTCATCGAACCCTACGTACTGGCGATGGAGGACAACGACACCAAGGGCAAGACCCTGAAATCAACCCATATCGCTGAATCGATCATGGCGGCCGTGGCGCCGCTTGAAAAAGCCAAGTCTTCGCCCGAAGCGCGTTTTGCCCAGCTACACAAGGCGCTGAAGACCAGCCATGCCGCAGGCTTCCGCCACGTCCTCATCATCGAGGAGGCGCACAGCCTTCCGATTCCAACGCTCAAGCAGCTCAAGCGCCTGCGGGAGCTTGAGGCCGGCTTCACCAAGCTGGTCAGCATCATCCTGATTGGACAACCCGAGCTGGGCACCAAGCTTTCCCCACGTAATGGTGACGTGCGCGAGGTAGTGCAGCGCATCGAGATCGTGGAGCTGGAGCCGCTCCCGGTTGCAGCCGTGGAGAAGCACCTGGAGTTCCGCTTCGGGCGGGTCGGCAAGCCGCTGACCGAAGTGGTCGACGCAAGCGGCATCCAGGCGCTGATCGAGCGCCTGAGCACAAGCGGCCGAGACAAAACGAGCCAGCTTTACCCGCTGGCCATCGGCAACTTGATGATCGCGGCGATGAACCTGGCGGTGCATGTCGGCGAACCGCTCGTCACTGCCGATGTGATCAAGGGGGTGTGAGATGAACGTCGTACCGATCACTGGTCGCCTCGCTGAAGAGCAGCCGAAAGCTACCCATCTGCCGCTCTGCACAGTACTGACGCCAGAGCTGGCCCGCTGCCTGGAAGCAGTCAACAGCGCCACCCGCGCCTTGCGCCAGGCCGGCATTCCGATTGAGCAGACGTCGGTGCTTGATCGCCGCCTGTTTATCCGCGAAGAGGATTCGCTGCGGCTGCACCGCCGCTTCCGCAACGCCATCCGCGGCATTCGCCAGACCACTCGCGGGCTGGTCACCGTCCATGTCGTCAGCCTGCTCGGTGTTGACGTGGCCTGGACGACCCCGGTGAAGGAGCAGGACCAATGAGCAGCTTTCCGGTAACCGTAAAGAAGCTGGCTGGTCGCCTACACACCGTTGCGCGCCATTTGGATCTGGAACCGGATGAAGTCGAGCTGTTCGCCAGCATTCAGGGTGTGCGCGTTCCGCTGCTCAACACGACGTTCCAGGTCGACGACGACGGAACGCTCTTGTTCCTGGGTGGATTCGACGGATTCCTTGACGAGCTGAGGGCGCAGGTAAAGGAGGCCGAGCAAAACTTGGTCACGGAGTGCAACCGGTACAACGACCTCTGGCTCCAGTTCGATCAACTGCGAGCCAGCAGCGACCGGCTCTGCAACGAGCTGGCTGTGATGTGCGAAGCACAACTCGTCGGAGATCACAACTTGGTCATGCGCAAGGTCGAGCAGTTCACCGACCGCTACCGCGAGAACTTTAAGCAGGCCGCGGCCAACGGGAGGGTGCACTGATGAACAACGGCACAAAGCGGAACCAGTGCGACGGCTGCCAGGCCGGCGTGCCGCTGGAGGACGGCAAACATCGAATGGGACGTCCTGGTGGCTACCCCGACCTCATGAGCTGCACAGCCCATCTCTATGGGGCACCGCAAGTACAGCCTGTGGCATGGGCCATTTTCGACGGCTCCTGGATCTCGGACCACACGGCTGATCCAAACCGAGCGGAGCAATGGGCTGAGGATGGCAAGAACGTGACCGCTCTTTTCGCGATGCCGGTCCAGCAGCCGGTATCTGCTTTCGCTCGGGATGTGCTGGCAGAACGGCAGCGACAGATCCTCCAGGAAGGCTTCAGCCCCAGCCATGATGCCGAGCACCGGGGCGGTGAACTGGCGCTGGCTGCTACCTGCTACGCCGACGAAGCCGTTACGCAGATCTGCCAGCCAGAACGAGAGCCGTGCCTGACGCAACTGGTGCCAGGCTGGTGGCCGTTCGAGCCATCCTGGTGGA